GAGCAGCGTGTCGGCGATTACGATCTTGCCGCCGCCCTTACGCCATGGCCGAACTTCGCCTGCGATGTTGAGCGCGCGCCATCGATCATCGGGCACATCGCGAATTCTTTCCATCTGAAACGCATTGATGTGCCAGCGATAATATCCGCCATTCGCTCCGCGCGGCAACCAAGTGGCGAACACGCGACGCAGATATCCGCGATCCCAATAGATATAGTTGCGTTTTTCCGCGCGCCATTTGGCGAACAACGGCTGCAACTGTGGCGAACAGCCGACGATGGGAAAAATTCCATGAGGTAGCAATGCCAGCAATTCGAGATCATGGCGTAGGATCATCCCGCCCGATCGATGGATTGTCTGGCCGATCCGCTCGAACAGCGCCAGCTTGAATTTCTTCAACCCCGGCGGAATGAACAGGGCCACGTCCTTTGGGTTGATCATCCGGCAAGATGTCTTGCAGGCCAACCCTCAGCAGGTAGGCCATTCCGCGCGCGCGCCTGTCGTCGCCGACCTCGTATGCAACTCGCATTGCGATCAACATCCGATCCATCGCATCGAAATCCGGCGTCATCTGCCATAGTCACCGAACGGTGTCGGATTGCGGTAGCTGTCGAGCGAGTGGCCTGCGGCGATCGCGCCCGTCAACTCTCTGTCGAAATAGGCGACCGCGTCCTTGCGATGGTGCGGGCGGATCGCTTCCTTTTTATACCAGTGCTGGCGGCCCTCTTGCTTCAACCGCTGCATCGCATACGGCAGATGCGGCTGTGTCGGGATCGCCGTGAAGTGCAGGATTTTGATGTCGGGATCGTTCACGTCTTGGTATTCGCCGCCACGATCACTGCGCATGTCGAGGCAATTCCAGTTGCCCTGATAGCGTTTGATGACGCGCGCACCAATTACGGTGTTGCGAATCTGACGGTAGTAGTACGGTTTGCGTTTGATGTCATCGATGGGCGGCAGCACCTTTTTCATCTTGGCGCAGTCGTACAGCGTGACGCAGATCGCTTCCGGCTTGGACACCATAGCGAACCCGTCAGGGATATCCTCATTCCACAACTCGGCGATGTCAGCCTTGGCGATCATGTCCAAATCCATATAGATCGCCTTGCCCTCAAAATTGCACGCCGCAGGAATACCCCAACGCAGTGCAGAAAACGGTGTCGCCCATCCCTTCGTACACCAACCCTTATTGGCTTGCGGGTCGGAATACCAAAATGACGACGGGTCACGCGACAGCCTCATCCATGTGATGTCGAGCGGCTCGCTGGCGTGACGCCGTAGCGAATAGTCGACGACGGCCTGGAATTCCAAGTCTTCGTCGTTGGCGCTGCATCCTATCCAGATTCGAATTGGTCCCGTCATTTCACGCCGGTTCCGGTTCTTTGACCGGCTTGCGTTCGGGGACGGGGGTGCGCGCTGGCTTCTCCACTGGCAATTCCTTTGGCACTACGACGATGCGTCGAATTGGTTCACCGATCTCAGCCATGCGTCCCTCCAAACCATATTGTGTTCAGTTCATCCACGATGGTGTTGGCACGCGCGCCCCATGCCCGAAGGAACCGTGTTGGTTTCACTATTTCGGCGGCGTAGCCAAATTCGTGCTCGTAAGCTATGCCCCAGAACTCGACGCTCCCCAGCACAATGCCGCAGCGACTATCGAGCCACCTCTCCGGCCGTTCGATGACATCGTTGATTGCATCGGCGCTGCCCCGCATTGCGTCTGCTTCGGTCTTGTAGACGTTCAGTCCGCGCCAAGGAATGTGGGCGTCAGGATCGACCGTTGGAGCAGAAGGAGTCCATTCGTGATAGTATTGGAAGGATTGGATCGTCATGGTCTTGAGAATGTAGGTCCAGAACCGCACGCCGGTCAGCGGCCCGATTACAAGCTCATCACCAGCACGAATAGTTGTGAAGTCCATTCAAGCACCGTGCAGCTAAAGCTAAAAGAAGGGTGCGGATCATGTTAGCGGCGTCAACGCGATGATTGCGACTTGCCCGCCTTTAAGCGCAGCGCCGCCAGTGAGGTAGGTAACAGGCAATTCGATATGGTTCGTTTTGAAAATTGGTTCCGCTCGCAAGCGCAACTGCGAATTACAAGTCGAGTCATTTTTGGTCTGGATATAAACGCGATCGCCGTTGTGAAACAACGTGAAAACATTCGCGATATCGATGCCAGTGTTGGTGGTTTTATGAACCCAAACTTTAGTTATGGCCGCTGCTAAGGCATCAATCCGCATTTGTTGAGTGCTCGGCGGCTCCACCAGCGTCGCCGAGAACATATATTCTAAAACCGTTTGCCTGGGACTCGCCCCCTCACTCTGCAATCGCGCTTCAAGCGTGGCAATAGTTGAAGCTTGCGTATCTGCGATGAGACGCACGTAGTCTTCTGGATTCATATTCAGTGGTCGTCCGGGGTAAAGCAGGGCCATCACAGCGCCTCTTGAATGGTCATCTTGGGATACGCCTTCAACAGACTTACGGCCGAACAGTTGATCACCTTGACGCCGAGATCGTTCAAGACGTCAGCGGCACCATCAAATGCGGTACGCCAGCGCGGCAGGTTGTCATTCGGATGCGGGTTCGATAGCGGCGGGTAATGCCGGGGATGCCAGTGCTCCCCAAGATCAACCCGCATGTCGCAACCAATCAGCAGGATCGTGCGCGCGCCGAACTGCACCGCCAGATTGAGCGCCTGAAAGCCGCCGTTGCCGCCGCTCCCGACAAGGCCGGGCGTCATGATCACTGAGTTGCTGTGCACCTCGACGGTGATCTTGCGGATATCCTTGAACCGATTGCACGCTTCGGCGTCCTGCGAGATTTTCATGCCGCCAAATTTCGGAACACCTTGCTGCATTCGCCACCAAGCATAGTCGCAGCCGTAAAGCACATCCGCCCATTTGCACAGTTGCCAACTTTCGTTGACCGCGATCGCGCGCGCCTTGTCGCGCAGCAGATCGATCGGGGCAGTCTTGGCGCTCGGGCCGGATGCAATGATGGCGCAGACTTGGCCGCGCCAATCAGGAAACCAGTCAGGTCTGGTAATGATGTAATCCGGTTTCGCCTTTTGCGCCGCGCTCGCCATTCTTGCCGTCCTTACCGTTCTTGCCGTCGCGCCCTTTCTTGGCACTCAATTGCCAGTCGTCGCTAAGTTCGGGCTGCTTTTTAGTATCGCGTTGAGCAATCCATGTTGAGCCGCCATATCGGACGCTGTCGCCCTGCAGGTATCCCTTGCCCAACTGCCAGATTCCGCGGTCAAGGATTGCTGCAGTCTGATGGCGAAATTCCTTGACCGTCTGTCCGTCGCGCATAAACCGACGCACGAGGATGCGCCCGCTATCCTCGTATTCCTCGGTCATCTCGTCGAAGCCTAGGCCGTCGACACCGTCGCGGCCATGCTTGCCGTCGAGGCCGTCGAGTCCCTTCTCGCCTTGGACGCCGGGAAGACCATCGCGGCCGGGAAGACCATCACGGCCAGCCTCGCCTTTCTCGCCGCGCTCGCCCTGCAGTCCGGTTTCCCCGCGCTCGCTCAAGCCTTCCGGGCCGCGCTCGCCGGCGGGACCGGGCTCACCGGCCGGACCCTGCGGCCCTACCTCACCCGGCAGGCCGCGCTCGCCTTGCGGCCCCGGCACCGGCTCGCGGGCTTCAAGCTCGGCGATGCGGGCGAGCAATAGGGCCATGCGGTGCTCAACCGGCGCAATCGCCTTGGCGACGGCTTCCGCAATATGATCCCTGACGACCGGCGCAAAGCCGGCAGCAACCGCGCTGATGGCGGCATGGTTCAACCCGTTGCTAGGAATCGGCGTAACTCCCAATTGGCCAACTCTGTCATCGCCACGAGTTCCTCGGTGTTGAACTGCTTTTCTGGTTCGGGATCGTCATCGGGCAGTGGCGGCGTTGGGGTTGTGGGCGTCGGTGGTGCGGGCGGCTTCGCGGGCGCGAACGGATCGGCGAGCGCGTCGCGTTTGCTCAAGGCTTCCAGCGAGAAATTCTGTTGTTGCAGATACGGCCCCTTGCCGCCCGCCGTTGGCCCAAGGTTCAAGCGCATGCGCGCTTCGTTCGGCGATTTGATGCCGGCGCCGACCGCCTTGGCTTCGCTGTCGACCAGCGTCGCGGTGTCCATGCGCAGCAGATCGTCAAGATCAAACCACGTGCCGTAGCTCTTGCCGGCGACTTCGGTCAGCCCTAAGCCTTCATCAAGCAGCAACTCGACCGACTCGAAATGCTTCTGCAATGTTTGCGAATAATACTGCTGATTCAGCGCCTCGATGTTGTTGTAGCTCGGCGGGTCGCCGACCTGAACCATATGCGGCGGCACACCGAACGACGAGCAAACCATCTTGGCCGAGACGCCGAGTTGCTCGATCAATTGCGCATCGACAAAGTCCATGGTCATCGGCTCGAATTTCAAGCCGTATCCCATGATCGCGACCTTGCCCGATCGGCCGCCGCTGAATTCCGTTTCGTATTGCGCCTTGAGCCGCTCGGCGTTCTCTTTGTTGATTTCTCCCGGCGCGGTGAGGATGCCGCCGGGCTTTGCGCTATTGGCAAAAAACGTCGTCGAGGTTTTCTGAATGTTGATGCCGTGCACTGCGGCCAGTGCTGCCGGGGCCATCGGCGACAGTCCGCAGAGATGATGGTGCTTGAGCGTCATCATGTCGTGGATGATTTCGCTCGACGGCACCACGACGCGGCCGTCTGTACTGACCGATTGATATGAGCCATCAATCCCGGCGAGATTGTCCTGGCTCAATTCGTAGAACACTTCGCCATCGGGTGCGACCAGCGGCTTGACGTAGGTCGGATTCAGAACATACAGCCGCACCACGACGTTACGCGCATCGCGCTCCTTGAGAATGTAGGCGTTGCCTGCCATCAGCTTCGACAACATCCACGCCTCGAAGAATTGAATTCGATTCTGATAATGGTTCGGTTTTCTGATCACCGGCGCAAACGCCGGGATGAATATCTCGTGCCAAATGCCGTTGCTGTCTTCCTCGACCAATCGCAACCGGCACTTGGCGACGTCGGATGCGATGCGCTCGATGCAGGCGTAGACCGCGTGAAAGCTCAAAATGCTTTCGGCACGGTGCTCCATGTTCCGTTGCCACGCGCCGGTGAACGGCTCACGCACGACGGGATACCACCAATTTCCGCGATCGCCCGGCATCGTGGGCGTGAGGTAGTCCTTGCCGCCAAATAATTTCGGCAGTCTAAACTTGAACGCCATCACTCATCCTCGGCCCGCATGTCGGCACGATGATAAAACGCCGCGTCTTCCTTGCGCGGTCGGCCCGGTCCGCGCTTGTGTTGCGCCTTGCCCATCAGAATCCACACCCGAGCTTCGCGCTCCGGCGCTTCGAATTCATCGCCGGCCTTGAGCGCGCGGCCATAAACGACACAATTTTCATTTGCGATCATTCGCATTGGTGACTCCTTTGAGAAAATGAACCGGGCAAACTTCCGAGGAAGGAGGTATCCAGAAGGCGCCCGGTCCACTTGCAAGCCGGAAAGACGAAGACGAGAACCGGCTTGACTAGCCCGTATAGACCGCGCCGCTTAGATAGCTGACGGCAGTCGATCGGCGTTTCGTCCAATTTACGAATCGCTCGGCGCGTATTCCGACCGAGTTGGTCTGCCACAAAGATTGAAACAGCGTCGATCCCGTTGGGGGCGAGTCCGGCGCAGTTTCCATTTGCAGCGATGCTTCCCTGCTCGCATCGACAGTCACTTGTCCGTCGTCGGCCAGAAGGATTTCACGCGCCGACACCAGAATGATCGGCCAGCCTTCCGTCGGCGAGCCAGTCGTCGACGGAATGTTTTCCGAAACGATGATCGGAATTCCTTGCACGCTTCCGCCTTGTGCGCCCGCCTGCGGGAACATCGGTTGACCAAACGAATTCAGCAGCGATCCAATCCGCATGGCAACCTGTTGCGTCGTGATCATCACCGCCGATTCGAGCGACAGATTGTTGGTCAAGAACTGCCCAAACAGACGATTGATATCGTTCAAAAACGCCGCGCCCGTCGTTCCTGATGGCGTAAGTGCCGTCACACCGTTGGTGATCGATGCCGGGCTGACCCCGCTCGATGCCTTCGACGGATCGATGAACTGCGAATCCATGAAGGCGACGATCGATTGCGTCAAATCCCTGCGGATGAGCTCTTCCGCAGCGGGTTCACTGCTGCGTACAAGCTCTTCCGTGATGACCACGATCCCGGCGATTTTCGCGAAATCAAGCGTGATGCTGTCAAACGCGAGCGAGCTTAGTGGCTTCGGGGCTCCTTCCCCAACCCAGTTGACAGTTGATGCAGTCGTTTGCCGCGGCACGCGAACCTTGAACGGCACGCGCGTCAACCCTGGAATGCGCCCGATGATCGTGAGCGCTCTCAGATACTCGGCGTATTGACTGCTAAGAATCTGATAGTTCACGAGCGGCCCGGCCCAAGTCGTGTCGGACGTGTTGCCGACCGGCACGGGCGCTTTGAGTACCTCAGCAACTTCCGGCGTCTCGTGCATCCATCGCTCGTTCGAACGAGCGATCTCATACGGCGAGATGTTGTCGAGCCGCGACCACAGCTTGGCCTTGGCAAGTCGAATAAACGGCCGCCACGGCTCGACCTCGTGATGACGCACCGACACGTTGCGCGCATACGTGCTGACGCCGCAGTTACCGTTGCGACTCGTCGACGCTTCGACCGGATCAGCGCCACGAACAGGAATCGCACGCTGCACGCTGATGCGTTCCATGTCTTGCAGTCGACCGATGTGCTTGTCGAGTTCCTCGACCTTGGTCTTGCACTCGGTCCATTTCTCGTCCTGCTCGCCGTCGAGGGTTTCCCCCTTTTCGTCGGCAGCATCCAAGATCGCTTGCATCTGTGCCGCCTGTGCCGCACGCGATGCCTCGGCTTCGCGGAGTCTTTCTGTCGTAGTCTTAGGCATTGCTTTGGCCTCCTTAGCCACAGCAAGAGGTTTCAATCGTGCCGTGACGCCGGCGGGTTTTTCGCTAGGCTGCTGCGTGCCAGACGCGGCGAGCAACTCAGCGTCGATCGAACGGACCATCGTGATAGTCGCGTCCTGATTCGCGGGGATGGTGACAAGGGACAGTTCGAGGATTTCGAAATCCTTGATCCGCCAGCCGCCTTCTTTCATGACCTCGAAGCCGTCTTTCTGGATTCGAAAGCCGATGCTGACGGCGCGGACGAGCTTCGCCTTGACCGATTGCCATGCTTTGTCGACGAGGTTTTTTAGCTCGCCCGGCTCGTCGAGCTTGGCGATTTGTGCTCGAAACGGAATGCCATTCGCTGTCGGCTTTCCAAGCTCGACATCACCGACCGGTTGATCATGCTTGTGCTGCCACAGCAGCGGCATTGACGCCGCGAACTTCGCGCCCGTCGACTCCACAATATCGCCGACGCGATCAGTTGATGGCGTCGTGGCAATCCCTTCAATGATGCGCTCGCCGTCGTCGAACGATTTGACGTCGAGGATCGAATAGGCGCGGTTCATCATGCTCGCCTCCGGGGCGCTGTGTCTTTCTGGTCACACTGACAAAAAGGCGGGTTAGGACACAAAGTCCTAGTTGACAGGGTAGGACGACGTGTCCTAGTGTCTGGTCATGGCGACGGGCATTCCGCCGGTCGCATAGGGGATGGGGGTAGGGGAAATGTTGTTGATTATTTTCGGATGGCTGGCGTTCACGGTCATCGTTGCGGTTGCCGCCAACACTCGCGGTCGCAATGCTTTCGGTTGGGGAATCCTGGCGGCGCTCTTTTCGCCATTGATTGCCGGGCTGCTCTTGCTGGCGCTGCCCAATCGGCGAATGGAGGCGTTGCTGTCCGGTAAACCGTTCGGCCCAACGCCCGAACAATTGAAACGCAGACAGAGCATCGCCGCGGTTGTGGTTTCGGTGTTGTTCGTGCTCGTCGTGATCGGCGTGCTGATAAGCAAGATCACGGACCAGAGTCGACAAGCGGTCGCGAAAACGGGAGAGTCGTCGGTCGTCAGAACGATCGAAGAAAATGGCAAGCCGGTCCAAAACGCAGCCGTAAAGAAGAACCGATGACCGCCGACGAACTCGTTCACGCGCTAGACCGTCTCGATCTCAAGCAGGTCGCGGCGGCTATCGTCCTTGGCGTTTCCGATCGCGCCATCCGCCGATACGTGGCCGGAACACCGATCCCCGAGCCAACCGCCAAGCTGCTACGGCTCGCCCTCGCCCGTAAGATCACCGTGAAGGATATCGAGCGGGCTTAGCCGACGACGTACATTTCGTAGTGCGGCGTTATCACCGACTCGGCCTTGACGGTCGCGGCACCGACAGCCATCGCCAGCGCGATCAGCGCATCAATGCGATTGGTCGCCTTGCGTTTGGAAAACCAGAAATTACCGAACGGATCATTCTCGGTCGCGGCCGACATCATCGCCGAGATCAAAACCGGGTTGCGCTTGATCCGAATTCGCTTTTCAAGGATTAGGCTTTCCAGCGTCAGCTTCGAGCCGGGCATCCATAACCCCGTCTTCCCCTTTTTCTTGCCGCCCTGCGGGTGCTCGACGATCGGCATGGTCAAGCCGAGCGCGTCAAGCTCAGGCTCAAAATGCTTGTTGAACCCATAACTGTCATAAGCCAGCGCCTTCACCGAATACAGCGACGACGCTTCCGCCAACCGCGCAGCAACGTAGTCAAATCCAATGACCTTACCCGGCGTCGCGTTGAGATGTCCCTGATCGATCCAGAGTTCGTATGGTGCCTTATCCCGCAGCCCGCGCTCGCGCACCGTTGCCTCTGGCGTCCATGCTTCGATCCATGCGTCAAACGTCGGACGCTTCTCAGCATCGACGCCGGTCTGCACCACGTAGCCGATCGCCGTCAGGTCTTGCGTCGCCGACAAGTCGAGGCCGATGTAAACATCCTCGCCGCTGTGCTGCACCGGATCGAACTCGACCATCGCCTGCTCTAGCGTCTCGCGGCTCATCCAAGCTTCCTGCGAGTCCGTCCACCGGCAGAAATGCAGCCGCATGATGTTGTTGAGCTTGCCCGGCAACTGCTTGGCCTGTTTCACGACGCCGATCAGATAGTCCTCGGTGATCGTGATGCCGAGTAGCGGATTGGCCTTCTGCCAGCACGCCGGGTCTTCCAAAGGATCGTCGCTATCATCCAGGGAGCACACAAACGAGAACGTTTCGTCGTCCTCGATCTCGCCGGCCGCTACCTTGACGGCGTGCTCGTGCTCTTCCCAACACACCGAATTGCGATTGGTGCCGCTATTCGTGATCATGATCAGCAGCGGTTGTCGCCGAAACTTAAACCCGCGCTCGAGCATTTCGATCATGTGGCCGTTGCGGTGCTCGTGAATCTCGTCGCACAGCGCGCATGACGGACGCGGGCCAGAGTGATCTTCCTCAGACGAGATCGGCCGAAAGAAACTGCCGGTTCGAAGATATGCCAAATTCCAAATCGGATTGCCGCCCGATGGCGTCAGTACGCCGTTTAGTGCTGCCGATTGCTGATACATCGCAACCGCATCGCGGAATAGCACCATGGCCTGCGATTTGATCGAGGCCGCTGCATAGACTTCCGCTCGCTGCTCGCCGTCTGCCACGAGGCAATACATACCGATGCCTGCGGCCAACGGTGATTTCCCGTTCCCTTTCCCTTGCTCGATATAGGCGCGGCGAAATCGACGCCGGCCGTCTTTTCGTTTCCAACCGAACAGCGATCCAACTACGAACGCCTGCGACGGATGCAGATCGAACGGCTGGCCCTCAAATTGCCCGCCAGCAAGACACAGCACGGTCGGGAAAAACTTTAGAACATCTAGGACATGATCCTTGTCCCACACCAACCCGCGCTTTTCGCGCGTTTCTAGATCACGCAGATGCCGTGCGCACGCCTTCCTGACATGCGGCCCCGCGATAACCTCACCCGCTTGGACCGCCTTCGCCCAAGCGGTGACCGGATCATCCGGTGAAGTATCGCGCCGCCGCGTCCGCTTCTTCGGGTGCTTGTGCTTGGATTCTGGATCGAGCACTCGGGGTCATCCCAAATTCGGCGGCATAGCGGACCATGTCCGACAGCGCCTTGTTGGCCGTTCCGACCAATGGGTTCTGGATCGCATTGCCGTTCGTGGTCTTGATCAGCAGCCCGCCGGTCAACTGGTCTTTCTTCGCCATCTCAGCCAGCGCGCGCTCGGCCTGTTGCCAGCGGCCGTAAGCTTGGCAGTAGGCGGCGAGCGCACCGCGATCGATCTCGGATAGACAGCCGATGACGTGCAATCGCGCTGCGACATATTCCCACTCGATCCGCGCATCCTCGCTCAACTCGGCCGGCGGCGACGGGATTACAAGCTTCGGCTTCGGCTCGTTTTCATTCAGCGGGTAGTGGCCGGGGTTCCCGGTGATCACTTTCAGATGCGTCGGCTTGTGCTTTTTGGTTCGCATGCTTTGTCCGTTCCTCGAACGTCTGTCCGGTCGCTTCGAGCTTCGCCTGCTCGCCGGTAAAATTCTGCCAGCGCATGATCGAGACGTCGGCGTAGGCTGGATTGATCTCTAACGCATGACACGCGCGTCCGGTCATCTCCGCGGCGATGATTGTCGTACCGGAACCAACGAACGGGTCGTAGACCGCCTGGCCGGGCGAACTGTTGTTCTCAATCGGCCGCTTCATGCACTCGACGGGCTTCTGCGTGCTGTGGCCGGTTTCTGACGTTTGGGATTTAGGAATGTCCCAAACCGTCGACTGAGTGCGATCCCCATTCCAACTGCCACCTCGGTTTTTTCTGACCACATACCAGCATGGCTCGTGTTGCCAATGATAGTTCCCACGACCGATGACCAATCTCGTCTTATTCCAGATGATCTGGCTGCGAAGATCAAATCCAGATGAAACTAGGCTCGCCGCTACCTCAGAACTACGAAGCGCGGCATGCCAAACATAAGCAACATCACCTCCAAAAAAATTCCAGGCACCGCACCAATCAGCGCAGTTATCGTTTTCAACGCGCCCGATTGCCGAGGCTCCAAGCTTTACGTTCGAACCAGACCAGCGATTGGCTTGGTTGCGCCAGTTGGGATCGTAGTCGACCCCGTACGGCGGATCGGTCACCATCAGGTGCGGCTGTACGCCGGCCAGCGCCTTCGCCACGTCGGCCGCGTTTGTCGCATCGCCGCAGACCAGCCGGTGCCGGCCGAGGTGCCAAACGTCGCCCACCGCGCTGGTCGCGATCGCTGGTGCCGGCGGCACCTCGTCGGGATCGGTCAAGCCCGGATTGCTGCCGGTCAATCCCGCGAGTTCGGTCTCGGAAAAACCCATCAGCGGAATATCAAACCCGAGCGCCGCTAGGTCGGACACTTCCAGCTTGAGCAACGCCTGATCCCAGCCGGCGTTTTCGGTCAGCTTGTTGTCGGCCAGGATGTAGGCGCGCTTTTGCGCCTCCGACCAACCGGCCGCAATCATCACCGGAACGTCCACCAGACCGAGCTTCCTCGCCGCCAGCACCCGACCATGGCCGGCAATGATCCCGCCCGCCTCATCCACCAGAACCGGGTTCGTCCAACCCCACTCCCGGATCGCAGCCGCGAGTTGGGCAACCTGCCCATCGGAGTGGGTCCGCGCGTTCCGAGCATACGGAACCAGCCGCTCAACCCGCCACCGCTCAACCTTGTCCGCCGGCCAGTCCAAGCCATGCTCCATTGGTAGAAAATTCTACTACGCCACCGTGGCCACCGGCCCAAGATACTCGAAACTGCGCGCGGAGGCCCCTGCGTCC